CGACTCTTTTTGCGCTCGTATGAAAGGCATGAAATCGAAGCTAACGAGCGCCAAGACCGCAAACGATCCCAACTCGAGGATTAACAAAAGTCTTCGTGCTTGGAACTGCGCAGACGGCGGTTACGTTAAATCTGCTGATGGTATAGCCCAACGCGGCAAAACTAAAGGAAAGATGTGCTGATATGGCCGACATACAGTTAACCGAACGCGAACGTGCTATTGCCAAAGAAGCGGCAAAACTTGCGCTTGAAGAACTATCTTCTGAGTTCTACAAAAAGGTTGGTAAAACCGTTGTAGAGAAAGCTTTGATTTGGATTGGCCTGCTTGCAGCAGGCTTTGTCTTTGGTAAAGGTTGGATCATCAAAACGTAATATGCCAAGCACAAGCCAAAAACAACACAATTTCATGGCGGCGGTGGCTAACAACCCAGCGTTTGCTAAGAAAGCTGGCGTTCCCCAGTCTGTGGGTAAAGAATTTACTCAAGCAGACAAAGGAATTAGCTTTAAAGGTGGGCCGCGTGAGCGTCCTGATTTGCAGAAGGTAAACAAGCCCAAAACTTTTCAGGGCAAGTCCGAACTTTTTAATAGAGGTGGTCAAATGAAAGAATCCAAAGCTATGGTTAAAAAAGAAGTGTCCTTTATGAAAGCTAAAGGCGCTCCTAAATCTATGGTCAAACATGAGGAGGCCGAAATGAAAGGCATGAAAAAAGGCGGTATGAAAAAAATGGCTTCTGGTGGTATTACTACTGCCAAGATGGGTTCAGTCAGAACTGCTGCCCCTAGCCGTGATGGTGTTGCTTCCAAAGGCAAAACCAAGGGTACCCAAGTCAAAATGTCTGGTTCTAAACCACTAGGCATGAAAAAGGGCGGCAAAGCTTACTGCTAAAAGGAGGCCATATGGCTGAAACTAAATCGGTTATGGTGCCTGACCCAGTGTCAAAAGCCAAACCTCCAAAGGCGTATAAGCCAACTCCAAAGGACATTAAAGACCTGTATGGCACATCAAAGTCTGTACCGGTCGATGATCCTGTAGATAACCCCGCTAAAAGCGCAAGTGCGCCAGTACTTAAAGCTGGTGGCGGTTCCGCTTCTGCTCGCGCTGACGGTATTGCCCAACGGGGTAAGACTCGTGGCAAGATAATTATGTGTGGCGGGGGTTACGCAAAGGGTAAAAAATGATGCCAAGCCGTGGGATGGGAGCAATCGCCCCGTCCAAAATGCCCAAGAAGAAGGTTATCCATCGCAAGGATAACCCTAACGACGTTGATATGTACGCCGAAGGTGGCGCCACTAAATCAAAGGTCAATCAGGCTGGGGTTTATACCAAGCCGGGTATGCGCAAATCGTTGTTTGAGTCAATCAAATCTCGTGCTGTGCAGGGCACTGCGGCAGGGCAATGGAGCGCAAGAAAGGCTCAGTTATTAGCCAAGCAGTACAAATCTAAAGGTGGCGGGTATAAATGAAAAACCCCCAACAGTCATTGAAAGATTGGACTGCCCAGAAATGGAGGACAAAAAGTGGAAAACGCTCGTCTGACACAGGTGAAAGATATCTACCAGAAGCTGCGATCAAAAGTCTCAGCTCTTCTGAGTACGCTGCGACAACGCGTGCAAAACGTGCTGGCAAAAAAGCCGGAAAACAATTCGTAAAGCAACCCAAGGGCATCGCCCAAAAGACTGCGAGGTTTAGATAATGGCTGAGAAATGGATACAAAAAGCAATCAAGAAACCCGGAGCGTTGCGTTCCGCTCTTGGCGTGAAAGCAGGCAAGACTATCCCAGCGAAGAAACTAGCCAAAGCAGCCAAAGCCCCCGGCAAGATGGGACAGCGTGCCCGTCTAGCCCAAACCCTAAAGAAAATGAAGTGACATGGCAAACACCTCTGGCGCAACCAGCTTTAACCTTGATCTAACTGAGTTGGTTGAGGAGGCGTTTGAACGCGCTGGTAGTGAACTTCGCACAGGCTACGATCTGCGTACTGCACGTCGTAGCCTCAACATCATGTTTGCTGATTGGGCAAACAGGGGTATCAATCTCTGGACAATTGAGCCGGGGACTATAACTCTGGTGCAGGGTCAGAATACCTACCCCCTACCCAACGACACCATTGATCTCTTAGAACATGTCATACGCACGGGCGCAAATGATGCGGCTACTCAAGCTGATTTAACTATTACGCGTATTAGCGTAAGCACATACGCAACCATACCCAATAAGATTACCCAAGCCAGACCTATTCAGGTTTGGATTCAGCGCTACAACGGGCAGACAACGCCTGTGTCCTGTACGCTCTCCTCGACCATCACCTCAACTGATACCGCCTCCATATCGGTGAGCGATGTTACGGGTTTACCCGCATCTGGGTTTGTGAAGATTGGTGATGAACTGATCAACTACAGCTACATAACGCAGACCGCAGGTGCGGTGAGTGGCACGCTAAATAACTGTTTCCGTGCCCAACAAAACACGATTGCGGCAGGGCATTCATCAGGTGCTACTGTGTACTGGCAACAAGTGCCAGCCATTACGGTTTGGCCTACGCCAGACGCTGCCCAACAATACACGTTTGCTTACTGGCGTCTACGCAGAACGCAAGACGCGGGCGGTGGTGTGAACATAATGGACGTACCGTTTAGATTTATTCCTTGTATGGCGGCTGGGCTGTCGTACTACATCGCAGGCAAAGTGCCACAGGGCATGGAGCGTCTGGCTATGTTGAAAGCACAGTATGACGAGGCTTGGGAACTTGCCGCATATGAAGACCACGAGAAAGCCGCACTGCGGTTTGTTCCGCGTCAGCAGTTTATTGGGAACACGATCTAAATGGGTAACAGGTTCGCCTCTGGCAAATGGGCGATTGCGCAGTGCGATCGTTGCGATGGGCGTTATAAGCTCAAGCAACTACGCCGCGAAATCATCAAGACTAAGAACTACGATTTGTTAGTTTGTCCTGAGTGCTGGGACCCAGATCATCCACAGTTACAGTTGGGTATGTACCCAGTGGACGACCCTCAAGGTCTGCGTAATCCGCGTCCTGATCGTAGTTATTTGGTGTCTGGGTTATCTGGTTTACAGATACTTAATTCAACAAGTTCCGACCCAAACGCACAAGGGACGTTAGAGGGCGGTAGTAGAGTATTCCAATGGGGCTGGGCTCCAGTAGGTGGATCAAGAGCAAATGATGCGGGGTTGACGCCAAATAATTTGAATTTGGTGGTTCAATTAGGTACAGTGACGGTGGTAACAACTTAGGAGTTGAATATGGATACGAAGACAGTTAAACGAATTGCTGACACAGAGGTCAAAAAGCACGAAAAGCGTATGCACAAAGGCATGGCTAAAGGTGGCGTGACTAGTCAGGCAATGAAGAAATACGGCCGCAATATGGCTCGTGTTATGAATCAACGCAGTACTTCACGCGGAGGCTAATATGGCCAAAAAAGAAAACAAACCAGCAAGCGCATACGCTAAGCCCCATACCATGACGGGCAAAGGCGTTACAGCCGATCTCAAGGTTACATCGCCACGCGAAGAACTAAATCAGTTGAATCCTTCTGCTGGCATGGTTAGCAAAGGTAACTACAAGCCTATCAAAACTGACGGTATCAAAATCCGTGGTACTGGTGCGGCAACTAAAGGCTTAATGGCACGAGGCCCGATGGCATGACATATAGCGAACTCATTACGGCGATCCAGACGTATACCGAGAATACGTTTCCGTCTACCACTTTGGCGGATGGAACCACTGTGTCTTCAACGACTCAGTTGAATCGCTTTATTGAGCAGGCTGAACAGCGTATATACAACTCTGTTCAGTTTCCGTCGTTGCGTAAGAACGTGACGGGGAATGTGTCCACCACAAATAAATATCTGTCCGCACCAAACGACTTCTTGTCCACGTACTCCTTGGCTGTCATTGACGCTAGTGGTAACTACGAGTATTTGTTGAACAAGGATGTGAACTTCATCCGTCAGGCTTACCCTAATCCAACTACAGATACAGGTATCCCTAAGTACTATGCTTTGTTTGGCCCAACGGTTAATTCTTCTACGATTACAAATGAGTTGTCGTTCATTCTTGGTCCAACGCCAGATGCGTCTTACTCTGTAGAACTTCATTACTATTATTACCCTGAGTCCATTACCACGGCTACAAGTACATGGTTGGGGGATAACTTTGACACAGTTCTTTTGTATGGCTCGCTTGTTGAAGCGTACACCTACATGAAGGGTGAACAGGATTTAATTGCCTTGTATGACACTAAGTACAAGGAAGCACTAGCCTTGGCTAAACGCCTTGGAGATGGTCTTGAGCGCAGTGATGCGTATCGTAGTGGTCAGTATCGCCAAGCGCCCCTGCCACAGAATGCTGGGGTGGTCTAATTGGCGTTTACGGGAAACTTCACATGTAATGCATTTAAAACGGGCTTGATGAATGGCTCGTTTAACTTTACGTCTGGCACTTTCTATATTGCCCTCTATACCAATGCTGCTACCCTAGACGCGACCACAACAGCCTACACAACGACAGGCGAGGCAACGGGTGGAAATTATTCAGCCGGTGGTCAGATTTTGACCATATCGCAGGTTCCCACAATCGGTAACCAGACTGGTATAGCCACCTCATATATCTCGTTTGACAATGCCTCATGGACGGGATCGATTACTGCGCGTGGCGCGTTGATCTACAAGGCAGGAGATAACGGCGCTGTTTGTGTTTTAGATTTCGGTAATGACAAGACCAGCACTAGTACATTCATCGTACAATTTCCCGCAGTCACTAATACGTCTGCAATCATTCGTATTTCATAGGAGCAATCATGCACAAAGAAACATCGGGTTTTGGCGATCACGCCGTAG